GTGTAGCGGTACCCGTCTGCTGCCGGGGCTTGCTCAAGGCACTTGCGGAAGATTTCGAAGATGCAGCCTGTAGTCTTACCGGAGCCGACTGGGCCTGCGATTAACCGCCCGAACGCCGCAGACTTCATGAAGGCTGCGACAGTGGGCGGGGCGTCAAACTTGATTGGCGCTAGCATCGAGGCTCTCTTCGAAGGTCGGCTGCACGGGGGTGGGCTCGTGCTCGATTACCTTGTGGGGTAACTGCTTGATGTACTCCTTGTTGGCGTCGCCACCAAGGTTGATGATCACGTGCACCTTGTCGCCCGGATTACCGGTGACACCCTCGACGCGATCACCGAAGCCCGCGATCTTGGCGGTGAGCTCCAGCGCCTTGATCTTCGCCATCAGCGGCTCCTCGCGGTCGTTGAGGCGCGCGTACAGCTCCGGGAGATACTCCTCCAGCATCGCTGCAGTCTTCAGCTTTAGGCGACCAACGGTATTGTCTGCGCCCTCCCACGCCTTAACTTCACCTTCAAGCATGCGGCCGAAGGCGGGCAGGACTTTGATTTCGTCCCACTCGCGGAGAGTGAGGCTGTGCTCGAACAGGATGTCGGGGAGGTCTTTGATCCCCATTGCAATCTGACGAGCAAGCTTTACAAGCTTGACTTCGTCGTAGACGCTGACGGGTATCGTCGGATAGTCGGCCGGGAGGCTCATGTCGCCCATAGGGTGGGGGCCTTTCAGTTGAAACTTCGTTCCGAATAGCATATAGGCGAAGAATGGTCGACACCCTACCCCAGCAAGGCGTGCTCCGAGTTATCCCCCCGGGCGCGCTCGATCGCATGGAAGCGAACAAGGCGAAAGAGGCTGCCGCTGCACAGGATGCAGCGAAGCTCTCCGACGTCGCCGCTACCAATCTGGCCGGCTTCGTGCGCTCCCAATTCGAGATGATGCGCAACCATCGCAACTCCGCGTCGGGGTGGACAGAGCGTCTCATCGAGGCGCTGCGCACGTTCAACGGCCAATACTCAGCCGACAAGCTCAACGAGATCAAAAAATTCGGAGGCTCCGAAGCCTACGCGCGCATCACCGCCGCCAAATGCCGTGGCGCGTCGAGCCTCCTCCGGGACGTCTATCTGCAGGCTGATCGCCCGTGGGGCCTCGATCCGAACCCCGATCCGGCGATCCCGCCGAACATCATGCAGTCCATCGAGCAGCTGATCCGGATGGAGGCGCAGGGTGCGATGCAGCCGGGCCAGCCGCCGGTCGACCCCTCGGCTATCCGGGACCGGCTCAATACGCTGCTGACTTCGGCGCGCCAAGCCGCGAAGAAGAAAGCGGCCGCTCAGGCCAAGGTCGCGGAGGACAAGATCGATGAATACCTCATTGAGGGCGGCTTTTACAAAGCGCTCGCTGAGTTCATTGCCGATCTTCCCATCTTCCCTTTCGCTTGCATCAAGGGTCCAGTCGTCCGAATTGTTCCTTCTCTTAGCTGGGAGAATGGAACTGCGGTCAGCACACCCAAGCCCCGCCTATTCTGGGAGCGGGTCAGTCCGTTCGACGTATGGTGGACGCCCGGAGCAAGCGATATCGAGAATGCCTCGATCATCGAAAAATCGCGTCTTTCACGTGCCGACCTGAACGATCTCCTCGACATCCCCGGCTACGACGTCGACGAGATCAGGGCAGTGCTCGACGAGTACGGTCGCGGAGGTCTCATAGACAACTGGGACTACGCCGACAGCGAGCGCGCCGTGCAGGAGAGCCGGGAGAACCCGGTCCTCAACAACAGCGGCATGATCAGCTGCTTGGAGTTCAACGGGAACGTTCAGGGCCGGCTGCTGCTTGAGCAGGGCATGGATGCGAAGCTTATCCCCGACGGCCTGCGGGACTACATGGTGCAGTGCTGGCTGATCGGCACGCACATCATCAAGGTGCAGCTCGCGCCGAGCCCGCGCAAGCGCCACAACTACTTCATCTCCAGCTTCGAGAAGATGCCCGGTACCCCGCTGGGTAACGGCCTCACCGACATCATCGCGGACATGCAGGAGGCGGGCAACAGCACGCTGCGCTCGCTGCTGAACAACATGTCGATGGCCTCGGGCCCGCAAGTCGTGATCAACGACAGCCGCCTCGCTGCCGGTGAAGACGGCGAGCAGATGTACCCATGGAAGCGCTGGCACATCGAGGACGATCCGGTCACCGGCGCGTCGCAGGTGCCGATCAGCTTCTTCCAACCCAACTCGATCGCCCAAGAGCTGTTGATGGTCTACGACAAGATCAACGCGATGGCCGACGACTTGTCCGCGATCCCGCGTTACCTTCAGGGTAACAGCGCCGGCGGCGCGGGGCGCACGAGCTCTGGCCTCGCCATGCTCATGGCCAACGCGTCGAAGATTTTGCAGACCGTCGCGGCGAACATCGACCGCGACATCTTCGAGCCCCTCCTCACGGGGCTCTACGACATCATCATGATGACCGACAACTCGGGGCTCCTCACCGGCGAAGAGACCGTTCGCGTGATGGGTGTGACGGTCGCGATCCAGCGCGAGACGCAGCGCGCGCGCCAGCTTGAGTTCTTGCAGATCACCGCCAACCCGATTGACGTGGGCATCATGGGCCCCGAAGGTCGCGCGCAGGTGCTGCGGACAGTATCAGAGGGCATCGGCATGCCGGGCGCGGATATCGTGCCCTCGGATGACGTGCTCAAGGAACGCCAGCAGCAGGCCGCCGCACAGGCGCAGGCAGCGATGGGACAGAAGGCAGCAGCCCAAGCCCAAGGCAATCAGGCACCCCAAGGCGGCAACGTCACGGGTGATCCCGGCCCCCGCGTCAACATCGCCGGCGGCCCACAGTAGACAGGAGAACTAGCATGGCAGGTGGTGGCAAAGGCTCCACGAAAGTGATCAAGAGCGGCGGCGGCAGCTTCGCCAAAGGCGGCTCGGGTAAGATGTTCGGCAGGCAGACGGCGGGCCCGAAGACCCCGGGCATCACCGGCAAGGCGCAGTCGGGCTCCGGCGGCAAGTTCGCCAAGGGCGGCTCCGGCCACATGTTCGGACGGCAGACCGCCGGTCCGCGCAAGTCCGGCCAGACGGGCAAGTAAATGGCGAAGGGCAAATTCACACCCTTCACCAAGGGCAGCAAACCGGCCGGTAAGTTCCCGGCCAAGAAACCCGGCGTCAATCAGGACGGTACTCAGGCCCGCAAGGCTCTCGTCCCGAAGCCGAAAAAAGGCAAGTAACATGGCGAAATCTTCGAAGCCGAAAATGCTAACGAACAACGGCAAGTCGCCGCTGACCAAAGGCTTAGTGTCTTCGGCTTCGAAGAAAAAATCGCCGTTGATGCCCGGTGCGAAAAAGAGCTACAGCAAGTCGAAGCTCCCCGAGCAGGCGTTCGCCATGCCCGGGTTCGGAATGACGGGGCTCACCGGTGAAAGTTGAGATCACACATCACGCGGGCAAAGGCTCGCAGCTAATTCTCCCGAGCAAGGGCGCGGTCAACCAGTTGGTGAAAGACCCCCAGACCTCGGTCGTCAAGTATGCGAAGGCCGGTCCGGATGTCGTACAGAACGGCCCTAGCATTGTGGGGGAGGAGACGTGACAGCGCCTCCGAAACCCAAGGATAATCTGCAGGTTGCCGCCGCCCGCTTGTCGAGGGCCGCGCCGAACATGTGGATAGAGTTCATGGTCGAGCTAGCTGCATACGCACGCGATCGAGAGAGCGCCTGTGTACAGGCTCCAGCCGACCGGGTACTACTAGCGCAGGGAGGGGCTCGCCAATGTAACGAGCTGTTCACCCTGTTCACTGAAGCAGCAAAAATCAAATAGGAGCCTACACTATGGGTACCAACAGCCCGTACTTCCCGGACAACGTCCGGTCCGACGAGGAAGCCATCCAGTACCTCGGCATGATGATCGCAGCTCTCAAGGGCAACACGTACGTCGCCAAGTCCGGCGCCGGCCCGTTCACCCTGACCGCCGCTGAGTTCGTCGGCACCGTGGTCGACTTCACCGGCGCGACCGCCGCCGTCGTCGTCAACACCCCGGCCGCCGCCGCGATCATCACGCAGATGCAGGCGCTCGATGCCAACGCTGGCGTCGGCTCGACTGCACTCGTCACCATCGTCAACGACAACACCTCGTCCGGCGCGATCACGCTGACCGCCGGCGCGAACGTGACGGTCGTGGGTACCGCCGTGGTCGCCATCGCGACCTCGCGCAAGTACCAGATCAAAATCCTGACCGCGACCACGGTGTCTGTCACCAACGTCGGCTAAGGGTTTCCTCCCTAGACTTCCCCCGGTGGGTTCAAAACCACCGGGGCTTTTCTTCCGGCGGCAGCATCCCCGCCCAACCCGTCCGCACCCCGTGCCGGTGCCGACAAGGAGACTAGAATGGTTACTCGTGTCGCTGACCTTCGTGCCGATACCCGCCCCATCGACAAGGACGTGAAAGTCCCCGCAGCAGTGCTCCGAGCCGCTGCCGCAGCAGAAGCCGCCCAGCTCGCTGCATACCCCAATCAAACACCCGCTGCAGAGCCTGCATCGCCGCCCCCGGCCGGCGACACCATCGTGATCGCAGACCCGCCGCCGGCTCCTACTCCTGCTCCGACGCCTTCTCCTGCTCCGACGCCTGCACCCGCCCCCGTTACCCCGCAGGGTAACGAGCCGCCCCCGCCTGCAGCGCCGCAGCTCTCGCCCGAGGCAGAGCTCGAAGTGCAGCGCGTGCGCTCAGAGGAAGGCCGCCGGCGCAAGGCACTGGAGACCCAGCTCGCTACCGCCGCCGACCGCCTCGCCGCACTGGAGAACATGGTGGAGCAGCTGCAGCGCGCAGCAGCCACCGCTCCGGCCGCCGCCCCCGCCGCGCCGACGCGCCTGATCACTCCGCAGGAAGAGGAAGCCTTCGGCAACGAGATGCTCGACGTCATGGGACGCCGCGCGAAGGAGACCATTTCCCCGGAGCTCGCTGAGCTGCGCGCCACTGTTGCATCGCTGGAGCAGAAGCTCACCGGCACCGTGCAGCAGACCAAGACCACCGCGAAGCAGACCATGCTCGCCAATCTGGATCGCGATCTCCCGGAGTGGCGCGCGATCAATGTACGTCCGGAATTTAAGAGCTGGCTGGCCTTGCCAGACCCCTATTCCGGTGTTAGTCGTAACAGCATGTTGCTGTCAGCATACGAGCAGAACGACACTTCTCGGGTACTGGCATTCTTCAACGGCTTCGTTTCTGAATTGGCTGCAGAGGCCCCCGTCCAACTTCCCACTCCTGTTTCGGCCACGCCGCAAGCGCCGCCGAAGCCCGGTCTGGAAAGTCTAGCGGCACCCGGCAGAGCCAGAACGTCGGCGCAACCCAACGCCCCGGCTGAGAAGCAGATCATCACCACGGCCGACGTGAATGCGTTCTACGACGCCAAGCGTAAAGGGGTCTACCGAGGTCGAGAGGCCGAAGCAGATGCTCTTGAGCAGGAGCTGTTCTTGGCGCAGCGCGAAGGTCGAGTTAGGGCCGTCTAGGCTCGCATCTCAGCAAAATAAGGGCAAAGCGCTATGGCG